ACGTATACGTTCGGAAAAAGAATCAGTAGCCGGTTTGGCAGCATCAGCAGGTCGTAAACTTGCTCAAAATATTCTCGTACCTATGGTCGGAGGACAGGTCCGTGCTGTTGCAGGAGCAGTTCGCCTTTTAGGTGATGTTTTAACAACGGCAGGATTTGACCAACCGACAAGTACAGCAGCACCTGCCCCTATGAAACTCATAGCCGGCAGTAACACAAGTTTTGGTAAAGGATTGGATAACTCAAACAAATTGGCTCTTGATCCAGAGAACCATATTGATAGCGCAGCAACTTCCATGGAATACCGTCAAAATGAAACTTCAATCAAAAATATGTGTATGATCCCAACCTATTTGGGGTCTATCCTTTTTGATGACAGTAATATAACAGATTCAACTATCTTAACTTTGCCGGTGTGTCCCATGCTCAGTGCAGCCCAATCTTCGACCTATTTGACTTCAGGCGCTTACAAATTTTACCCAGGCTACAGTGCTTATTGGTCCAATCTATTTTCGTATTGGAAAGGATCAATGAAATATCGTTTTCATTTCGTGGGTTCGAAATTTGGCACAGCGCGTATACGAATAGGTTGGTATCCACATTCAGACGAAACAGTTGGAACAGGAGCCAATGGAACGGCAGGAGATTACATTTCCAAAATTGTCGATGTCTGTGGTGACACCACAATTGATTTTTGCATTCCATACTGTCAAGCTGACACATGGAAAAAGGCTAAGGAAATGATACGTTTCAAAGGGAGTATTGGACAGTATGTTAATAAGAGGAAAGCAAATGGCGTTTTGTTCGTCAAGATTGTTAATCCTCCCGAAGTACCCACATCTACCGATGATTCAACCATTTATATGAATATTTGGCAAGCTGCAGGAGAAGATCTTGAGTTTGGAAAATTTGGAATGCTTGCACCTTCAGTCACAAACGACAGTCGTTTTGTTCAACAATGCGACGTAGCAGAAGCTTTCAACCAAACTTTTGAATCTCTTGTACCAGCCAAGTACACAGTTCAACAAAACATCACAATGGGGGAACATGTTGATGACGTGAAGACTCTTCTTCACAGAGCATATCCTATGCCAAATATTGCACGCTCAGCGCTTCCCTCATCCAAAGATCTTGTAAATCCTCTAGCAGTAACAACTTCGACAGACACTTGTTTAGTGTCTTACATTGCAGCACTATATGGAGGTTGGCGTGGTTCAGTACGCCATAAGTTCATTATTGGCGATGCAACTTTTTCCACGACAGATCTTGCTCCTTATGCAGTGTCTACTTACACTAAGTACACAACGTATGATGGGGCACCCAACCCAGCTGCAATTGTCGGAAACTTCAACAACGACCCATTAGCTGGAGGTGGTTTTTGGGTTATTCCCAGGTTGACACCATACACAGAAGTTGAAGTACCTTATTACGAAGAGGTG